CGTTCCAATTCCAACGTTGCCTGAAGAATCAATACGGAGTCTTTCTGTTGCACCACCTGCTGCAAATAGTATATTAGCACCTGAACGAATTGCTAAATCATTTACTGCTGAACCAGTAATCATGTCTCCTGATGTTGTTGGAACTTGGATACCAGCTTTAAATGAACCACCATTTAAGAATCTAAGTCTTAAATCATCAGAGCCATTAATGTCGTTGCTACCTGAACTTGTAATACTTGTAAGCGTACCAACACTTGTAATATTAGGTTGAGCTGCTGTAGCAAGTGTACCTGTTATAGATGTGCTTGCTGATAGAGTTGTGAATGATCCTGCGGCTGCTGTAGTACCACCAATGACAGAGCTATCTATAACTGCTCCGTCTAGGTTCATAGCTACTGAAGTACCAGTAGCACTAAATAATCCGTCAACAGTATCGAGGTCAGCGTTTAGCTTTGTTCCCCAGGTATCTGTAGATGCTCCTACTTCTGGTTTAGTTAAGTTTAAATTCGTTGTATATGTGTCTGCCATAATTTATTCCTGTTTATGCTGCGATGTCAGTCCAATTAGTATTTGTTGAGGACTGATCTGTCCAAGTTGTTGTAGCTGGTGTTTGGTCTGTGTAAATAGTATCTGCTACAGTCTGGTCTTCCCATTTTAAACTACCTATCGCAGAAAAACCACTTGTTTGTTGCATGGTGGCTTGACCAAAGTATTTAATTCCACCAAGTGCGTTCATTCCACTTTCTTGTGAAATAGTAACCAAACCACTTAACACCATTTCTGGAGTAGCGGTTATGTTTGAAGTTTGGTTTATTGATGCTTGACCTAAAGCAATACGAACACCACTTGCTGTAAATCCAGATGTTTGATTGATGGATGCAACACCATCAAGAACAATCGTTCCTGTTGCGCTTACACCAGATGTTTCATTAATAGAAGCTACACCAAGTTTTACAACTTCAGCTGTCGCAGTAAAACCAGATGTTTGTGCTATGGTTGCTTCACCTCTATCTATCTGTCTTGCTGTTGCCGTGAAACCAGATAGTTGATCTATAGAAGCTGAAGATAATTTAACAACTTCGGCTGTTGCACTTACACCGCTTGTTTGTGCAATCGTTGCTGATGCTGTTAAAACTAAAGTTCCGCTAGAAGTGAATCCTGAAGTTTGATTTATAGATGCAACCGCTTTAAGCGTAACGCCAGCAGATGCAGTAAAGTTTGTTGTTTGAGCTATGGTTGCGGATGCAAACTCATATTCGGGAGTGCCATAATCAGCAATCCCGTAATTAAGTTGACCATAGCCAATAGAGGCCATGTTCTTACGCTAATGTAATATCTAAATCGCCAGCGTCAAATCTAAATACATCACCACTTGATACAGTTTTAGATGCACTTAATGCCGCCCAACCTAGTAAGTTACCACTTGTAGAAGCATCAAAAACACCAACATGAGTTACAGTTCCCCATGAACCAGTTGCGGTTACAAATTCAACTGCTGCTCCATTGGTTGCTGTTGTTGGTGAAGTTCCGCTTACAGTCATTGCCGCCATGCTTTTACGAGCATACGAGCCACCAGAACATTCTGTGCCTCCACCTGAATCAGATGGTGCCGAGGTAAATAAACCGACATATAATGTTGATGGTGCTGTATAAGCAGAGCCACCAAACACATGGTCTAATACTTTGTCTTCTAAATAATCTGAAAATCCAGCCATTCTATTCTCCTTTATTAATTACCGTAGTAATAATTTCTTTTTTGTTTTTTTCCGTAAGTTCTTCTTCTCATCATTAAAGAACCTTTACCAAATGCAGCCTTCTCTTGTTCGAGTCTCATTTCTTCTAATGCTTTCTCAAACTGTTGAGTGAACATTGGTATTCTTTCATCTTCCATTAAAAAGATAGAAGCATGTTTTAATGCACCGTATAAATAAACATCTGGGTGCGAGACTGATACAAAGTTACTTGTATTGGAATCACTTAATGCAGATATTTTAGCATAGTAAGTTAGTTGTAGGGTATATTCTCCATCAGGAGTTGGTGCTAATTCGATGGAGTCATCAACCATTGCAAAGTAAACTGGTTGGCCTACAGAGTTGTTGTTTGATTTTCTATAGACATCTAATGACTCTATAGATTGTTGGAATAAAGGACTGAAATCGTTTGATGTAATTTCTACATTAATTGCCTCTATCCAATCTGTTGGAACTGTTAAATATTGTGAGTCAGCTGTAGCAGTTGCTCTTTTAATCATGTCCTTGGTTCTTAACCTTCTGTTAAGTTCTGCTTCGACATTATCAATAAATGTATCTAGGTCAGAGGTTAAATCTGATCTATTTAGATAATTTGCTATCGCTGTTTTTAATTCTGCATATGTCATACTTTACCTTGCCAAGTTCTAAATACTTTATTATCTGGGTCGTTAAGCCATTTTTTCCATTTAGCTCTATCTTTTGACCAGCCTTCGCGTAATGCTTTTTGCCAAATCACCATAGGGACTTCAGCAATGTGTCGCATATCTTTTCCAGGCTTAAGTGTATTGTCTCTTAGTTTCTTAACGTGGTCAATGACGGGAGCAACATCTTGAGTCGTATGATAAACCAGCTTGTCATCTTCAGTAATGAACTCTGATTTATAACCAGTTTTATGGTCGGTGATTGTACGTTTTGTTGCCATATTAAATAAGGGCGGGAGAGCCGAAGCTCTCCCTAAATTCTAACTAACTTATGTTGTAGTTAAGTCAGCAACTATACCGTGAGCAGCTTCGTTGCTCATTTCTAGTCCGTACTCAGTCACAATCATTTTAGTTTGGGCATCCCCGACAGTAGCGATATCAACTGTTTTAAAGTCTCTTAAGAAAGAAACTTTAGCATAGTCTGGATCAACTAATAATAGTGATCTTTCTCTACTGAAGTTAGATGGAACGATTTTTAACTCACCAAAGTCTGAAGCATAAATAGAAACAGAAGCCTCTACTGTGTTTGCATCAACCATTTGTCTTGAGTTAGTTCTACCTGTGAAACCAGATATTTTCTGCTTGTTTACAGGACCACAGATTGCCATTGAAGGCTCTCCACCGTTTGTGAAACAAGATTGTAATACTGCTTTAAGCAAAGTTTCAGTTAAAGCTCTTTGAGTTCCGTCTGTTGGAGCTGTACCACCACCAGTAGGTGCGCCTGATGCTGCTTTACTGTAATTGGATTTTATCCAAGACTCAAAGCCACCAGTTTTTCTAGCTGTTGTTGCGTTACCAGTTGTTTTACCACCATTTTGACAGAGAGCTGTTTCCATGTCTCTTTTCAATGCTTTAGCCATAATAGCTAATTGATGAGCCATTTCTGACTTCTTACCAGCTGGGTCAGATGCTTGTTGAGAACCAGATACAGTTGCATCTCTTGAAGAGATCATTGCAACATTACTAACTCTAGTTGTAGCTGTAGAAGCTGAAGTAGCTCCGTCTAATCTAAAGCCTTCTAGTTCACCAGCTGCATCAACAGTTGGTAGAGTTTCTGTTTGCCAATCGAAAACTACGTTCTTGATTGAGTTTTTACCAATAGCACTCATAAAAGGAGTAGCTTGTGGTGAGATGTTATAAATTACGTCACTCAGTTGTTCTCTATCGGAAGTCGCTGAGTAAGTATCAAATGCGTTTGTTACTTTTGCCATGATATTTATTTCCTATGTTTAAAAAGTTTATATAATTTGTTCAAATAATTTAGCTGCATCCTGGACCTTTCCAGTCTTAGCTAATTTTTGACGCGCTCTTTTCACAGGAGTTGTTGTCTTAGGTACGTTTGAAGTGCCAGGTCTTGCGGTTCGAGCTGCCGCTTTCTTTTCAGTTGGTTTCACTTTAGTCGCTTGTTGTGTCTTATGTTGTAGCCATGCGTTTCTTAAACCAAGTAAAACTCGGTAGTCATAAACGCTGTCCATCTCTTGAGGTGTGTACCCAAGAACATTTACACCGTAATTACGAATTGCCATCTTTTCTTTTGATGCCATTTCGTTATCTTGCCATTCTGGTATTTGTTCAAGCAGTTGTTGATTACCGTATTCAACAAATTGTTGAAGTTTCTTTTGCTGTTCAACTTGAGACTCTTGTTGGAGTCTTTGTGATTCAGCTTGTACGGCTTGCAACTTTTGCTTTTTCTCATTCCAGATGTCTTTTTCACGGACATAAGCAATAGGGTCTGCTTCGTAAAGTGCGTTCCAATCTGGCTCGTTTTGTAACTCGCCCTTCAAAGTCGCTTCCATTTTTGGTAACAACTGTGAATAAATTGCGTCTTTTTGAGAAACCTCTTGTTGTTGAGCTTCAATAGCTTTTCGCTGTTGAGCTAACTCCTGAGTTTTTCTCGTATAATCTCTTTGGCGACTGTATCCGTTTTGGAGTTCTTCAAGCGTGACCTCTGTATCTTCACCATCTACTTTAATTGTATATAGCTGTGGTTGCTCGGACTCCTCTTCTTCTACTTGATCTTCTTGAGGTTCGTCTTCATCTACATCTTCTTCAAGCTCTTCTTCGTAAGGTTCGTTATCTTCGATAACTTCATCTTCGTTGACTAGCTCTTCTGATGCTTGTTCTTCTATTTCGTTTTCTGGTTGCTCGTCTGGAGTCAAAAAACTTTCAAAAGATTGTTCTGTCTCTTGCATGTTTGTTTGTAAACCAATCGGCTTTGCGTTGTTGGTCATAATCATTCCTTAAAAATGTAAAGTAATATTTTAACAATACTTAGTTAAATTTTACACAACTTTGTGCAATCTTCCTAATTGGGCTTTTGTAATTTTACCCTTCTCTACGATTATACGCAGATGTCTTTCGACCTCTGGTAGTAGTTTGATTGCTTTGTGTAAATTTTCTCTTTTACTTATATCATCTTGCTTAGATGATAACCATAAATTTATGTATTCATTTTTAAGTTCTTCGATTGCGTTTGTGAAAGTTTCAGCGTTAAGAATTAACTCTGCTTCGTTTGAATTTAAAATATCTTCTTGTGATGGCATAAATGTTTAACCTAGATTGTCTAATATTTTTTGTATTCCAGACATGTTTAATGGTTGGTAGCCACTAGCAATTTGTTCATCAAGTCCTGTATGTGATATGTGTAAGTTTGGATTACCTGCTCCGCCAAATCCACCGAGTATATCTCTTAATGGTATATCTTTTGGGTCGTTATTATCAAATATTGTTACACCACCAATACCTTTATCAAGAAAGTAAGGATCGTCTGGAGTTGCGCTTCTTACTGTAGCTGGACCGATTGGAGGAAAAGGATTTGGAACAATACCATCATTAATATCAGCTTGTGTAAATCCTTCTGGATTAGCAGCTGAATAACTCATGCTTGGTGCAATCATGTTAGCTACGTTGCTTCCATCCGCTATAGACATTGCATAATCTAGTCCGCTTGAATAAGGTGAAGCCATAACTGAGTTTGTTTCTGTGGGGTCTGACTTATCAGTCACATCATTATTTGCGTCATCTATATCAACAATTTGTGTGCCACCACTTCCAAAGTCTCCACCATTATAATCAGAAATATTTATGTTTGTTATATCTTCAATAGATGGGCCAAAGATATCTGGATTATCTTTTGTATCTTGTATAAAAAGTTGTTGTCCTAGAGAGTCATAACCTTTGTTAATTTCTTCAATAGGTTGATTGTAAATACCTGGTAAGTCTCTATTACCAAAAAGTTCTTCTCCTAACGAACCATAACCTTTATCTTCAATAGAAAAATTATCATTATTTATTTTAGGATTAACATTAAAGCTATTTAATATTTCTGATCCTATTCCTAGTCCTGGTACTGATGCTTTAACTACAGCTTCCATAATATCTGGAACAGCTGTATTAAAAGTTCCACCAACAGGATATTCTTCTATGTATGCTTCTTGGTGTAAAGGACTCTTAGTTATAATGTCTTGTATTTCTGTTTGATATAAATTTCTTCCAGAACCATCACCAGCATCTATGTTTTGTAATATGTCTTTATTTTTTTGCAGGTCTTGTAGTTGTGTTTTAACAACTTCTTTCATCATGTCTTCTTGAAGCATATCGTTAGAAATGTTTAATCCAGGTTGTCTATTACTAGACATTTCATTTGTTACTGCTGGTAAAGAGGGTACGGAAAAAACAGAAGGAACATCCACAGCTGGTTGTTGTATGAACGAAGGTGCATAGTTGCTGTTGTTGTTGAGAGAAGGAGTAGAGTAATCTATCCCACCCATTCTAAAATTTCCTTTTATAGCCATAATTAATTCCTATCCTGCTATTAGTTTATCACTTTTTTCATCTAATTTGTCTAATCTATCAAAAATTCTTTGCATATCTAAATGAAGGTC